TTTTTTTTTCAAGCAGAAGACGGCATACGAGATTCGCCTTAGTCTCGTGGGCTCGGAGATGTGTATAAGAGACAGAAAGAATACTGAAAGAGATATAGGAGTTCCTACTGCTTTAGGTAATAGTTGGTCTGAACCTGAATCACCTTATGCAGCAAGATATCCACATAATCATGTAATAGCTACTCATGGGGGAATTACGATTGAATTAGATTCTACTCCTGGGGCCACAAGACTAAATATTTATCATCCATCTAATAGCTTTATTGAAATTGATAATGAAGGGAATATGGTGGTTAAGAATGGTGGGCAGAAATATGAGATAGTAACACAGGGGAAAAATATTCATATAAAACAGGATAGAAATCTTACTATTGATGCTAATCATAAAAGAAAAGTAAATTTAGATGAGCAGATTGAAATAGGTGGGGATAAAGAAGAAGAAATTGATGGAGATATGTCTCAATCTATTCGTGGGAGTAAAGCTGAAGATATAGATGTGGATAAAAATGAAGAAATAGGTGGGGATAAAAGTATTGATATTGTTGGAGATGAAACAAAAAATGTAGGTGGTAATAAGACAGATGATATTACTGGCAATAAAACAAAAGATGTAGGTGGTAATGAAACAGATACGATTATCGGTAATAAGGTAGAAAATATAGGTGGAAATTTAGTGGTAACAGTGGTTGGAACATCTACATTAACTGCTCCAACAATAAATTTAGTTGGGCCTGTTTATATATCAGGATTTCTATCAGTGGCAGGAGATGGTGGTGGTGAAGGTGGAGTAATAACGGGAAGTATAAGGTTACAAAGTGGGGATGTGATAGTTACAGGTGGTGATGTTGTAGCTGATGGAATCAGTTTGAAGACTCATGTTCATGGTGGGGTTGATTCAGGCAGTAGTAATACAGACCCACCTAGTTAAGGAGATAAAATTATGGGAAATTGTGATGCAGGTGCAGGTAATAACTTAGACCCTTTTCAGATCATATTGGATGCACTTGATAAGACTGTTGGTACTCTTGAGAAACAATCAAGGACTATATTGCCATTTGTTGCATCTTTCAGGGAACAAGGACTTGCTTTTCTTCCTGAAAATATTTCACCTTATAGTCAAATTGAAAGTGCATTATCGGCATTTACGAAAGAAGCTATATGTGCAAGCAAGACAGACCTTGAACCTATTAATGATTTTGTAGAGGATTGTTTGAATGATGCTTTAAGGGGAGTATTAAGATATCTTAGGGATATACTTGGAAATCTTGAAGATGCAATGGATTTGATTGCAGAGATTTTAGCTTTGGCTGAATATCTTTTAATGAAATTACTTCAAAAACTTTGGAAGCTTTGCAGGGATATTTATAGGTTAATAGGTGGTATAGATGGAAAGATTCAATGTATTACTAGTTTGGATGGTACGGGAAAGTATGCTGCTCAAGTAGATGCATTGGAACAAAGAGTTGATACAGTTATAGATGATTTGTATTTGGCTGAAGATGGAAGTTTTGATCATGATAGGCTAATGACAGGATTTAATGCAGATTTAAAAACTAATTTAGATGCTTATAAAAATAGGTCTGATGCACTTCAATTGGAAATTCAAGCAGATGTTGATGAAGTAGTAAATTTTCCTGCTACGGTAAATCCGAAAAGTAAATATTAGGGGGAAATATGAATTTTAAGAAATATTTAGATGAAGCAAAAAAAGCTAAACCTATTAAAAAAAGTAAATGTTGTGGTAGGAAAGTTGTTTTCAATAATGCAACGGGTGATAATGTATGTAGTTTATGTAGGAATCCTGTAGGTAAAGGAGAAACATACATGGAGTAAAAAATGAAAAAGATATGTACATGTTGTGGTAGGAATAGAAAAATAGGAAAATTCGGAAAACTCTCAAGAACTTCTGATTGCAAAAATATTTATTGCAGAGATTGTATGAGGGATTTTAGAAATGGATATTCTTGCACTTTAAAGGGAAGTAAGGCAACTAAGAAAGCAATAGAAAAATGGAAGAAAAAGAATAAATCTAAGGTAAGAGAAGATAATAAAGAATACTATCAGAAGAATAAAGAAAGAATCTTATTTTCAAGAAAAATTACTAAACCTACATTAATTACTGAAAAATTTGAAAATAATAGTAATCCAAATATAAATAAGAATAGAGAAATGTATTTAATTAAAATAAATCCAAAGAGGAAAGAAAATGGCAGATAGAGTTTTTTGGAGTGACTATGATGGCAATTTTCAAAAACAGCCTGATGGAGATATCCAAAGGGATACAGACGTTGCTGCTATTTTCAATAGTATAAGTAATATAATTTTGACAATACAGGGGCAAAGACGAATGTTACCTACCTTTGCTTCTAATATATCCAGATTACTATTTGAACCTATTGATGAGATTACTGCAAGGTTGATTGCTGAAAATTTACTTTCTGCAATTAGAATTTGGGAAACAAGGATTGAAATAACGGGATTTGATATTGAACCAGTACATGATCAAAATTTGTATAGATGTAAACTGAAGTTCACGATTACGGGAAGTGATGATGTGGAATCTATAGATTTTATATTAACAAGGTAAGGAGTACATTATGGCAGAATTTACACCTGAATACTTATCAATAGACTTCCTTTCTTTAATTGAAAAGTTCAAGGAGGAACTTAAAAATAGTGATATTTTTAAGGACTATGATTTTGAAGGTTCTAATATTTCAATCTTAATGGAATTGAATGCCTATGTAAGTGAACTAAATACTTTTTTCATGAACAAAGTTGCAAAGAATACTTTCCTTGAAACGGCAGATGTTTATGAAGCTGCAAACCGATTAGCAAGACAAGTTGGTTATGAACCTAAAGGTACAAGATCAGCTAGATGTACATTGCAGGTATCAGTATCAGGTACACAAGCAGGAGATGTACTTAGAGTCTTACCTTGGAAACAATTAAATTCGGGAAGGCAGGATGCAGAAGAAGGCAATGAAATCTTATTTGCTACAACAGCTTCAGTTCAAGCTACTGCAAGTGGAAATTGGACAACAATACCAGTTCCGGCAAGGCAAGGGCAGATAACCGATATAACGGGATATACGGGAGATGATTTAATTGATAATGAGTTAATTCTTCCCACAGAATATTCATATGATGATGATTTAACAGATGAATTGCCAAGTATTAGAGTGACGGTAAATGATACTGAATGGATTAGATTATCAGATTTTTATTTGGATGTAATTCCTGAAATATCAGATAATGTTTTTATGTTTGTCTATGATAGGTATAGAAGAAATAAAGTAGTTTTTAATCAATCAAGAAATGTTCCTACAGTGGATGATAGTATAGATGTAAGAGTTATAGATAGTTTGGGAACTAATGGAAGTATCGGTGCTGATGTTGATGAGACATGGACTATTGTAGATGATGAATTAATTACTCTGACTAGAGTAGGATATGATGGAGGAAATGGGGCAGGAAATCCATTTAATGTAAGTAATGATGTAATAACAATATCTTCAAGTGCTGCTAGCATTGGTGCTGATGCTCCTGAAACTGTAGATGAAATAAGATTTAATTCTGCTTCTGCTTTGAGGTCTCAATTTAGAGATGTGAATTCAGTGGCATATAATTCTTATTTATCTGCAAGGTCTGATGTGGTCAAAGCAAATGCATATGGAGAACAAGATTTAGTTCCTTCAGGGGCAGGAGACCCACAAGAGTATAATATTGTTCATATTAGTGTCATTCCTGAAGTATATGGAAATAATACTTTACAAACTTCATTAGGAACTATGACTACTGATTGGGGCAATACTGATAACGGTATTTTAATTCCTACAAGTTACTCTGTTTCATGGAAAGCAGAGTTACTTGAATATTTAAAACCAAGGAAAATGATTTCAGCTTATGAGATTATGGAAGTTCCTGATTTGGTTTATTTTACGTTTGAAATTGGAGTTAGGAAGAAAAGAATATATGAGTTTGTGGATATAGCAAATGACGTTAAAAATAAATTGATTTATTACTTTAGACCTGAAAACCAATTATTTAATAGTGAAGTAGATTTTAATGATATTGTTGAATATTTATTAGATACAAGTAATGTTTCCCCTGATAATAATTTTGATAATATTAAGGGTATAAGAAATCTAAATATAAGAGATATCAATAGTAATAAGACAATTTATAATTATGATTCTAAATTTTATCCAAGGTGGGTTGATCCACCGTGGGCAGATAGAGACAATAGGTTAAGACCTATTAAGTTAGGACTTAATCAGTTTCCATATTTATCAGAAGATACAGTAAAGATTTTAGAGGAATACTAAGGAAGATAGAATAAATGGGAAAGTTCAGTGACCCTAATTATAAGTTACTTTCTGATTATTTTGACATATTAGTTGCTGTAAGGGCAGGTAATCAAAAATCCTTTCTGATTGGGCCAAATAAGACAGTTGTTTCTGAAGGTGGTCTATGGTCTATTTTGTATGAAAATAATGCTACAAGAGGTTATGTAGGGCATAGATTCAAGATTAAAGAGATAACGGGAAATAGATTCAAAATGACTTATGAAGGTCTTGAATCTACTTTTTCAGTTGCTTCAAGTGCTTTTGAAATCGGGAATGAAATGTATTTTAGGAAGGATTCTTTCTTCCATTATTGGTTGGCAAGACCTGAACAGGATGATCTATATCACGATTATGCCAATCAAGAAAAAACATTTATGTTTTTTGGTAAAATTTGGCCTATAAGCAATGAAGTCAATACTTATTCAATTGAGTTTGAAGGGTTAAAAGATTTTACTCTATCCGGTCTTCCTACTCATAATCAGACAATTAATATGGCTGAATGGTTGAAGGTATACTTCGATCAAATTCATCATGAAATGTATAATATGACCAAAACTTTCTGGTCTATGCTTGATGCTAGAGAAATAGACCTTAGATGGTTAGGTTATATGTCTAATACCTATGGTATAGAAGTTAGTGAAAGCATTCTCAATGAACTACCTTTAAGGGAATGGGTAGAAAATCTTCCATATTTTTTAAAAAGAGTAGGAACATATAATGCCTTATATATCATATATAAGGTTTTCTTATCTAATACAAAAAACAAACTGAATATATTTGAGAGATGGGGGGAATGGTGTTCTCAAAATCTTGATGATGTTGTAGATGATTTTGAAGACCATCATTTCCTTGAGTTCTATGGTACTCAACCTAGTGGTGGAGCAGGAGATTTATGGTATTCTCAATATGATCCTGCTAATTATCCTGTCCATACTTTAGAAGCACCAACAGGTGTATGTGGGACATATGAATGGACTACGGGACTAGGAGAAAATTATTTATTATTTGAAAGTATAGTTTTGAATTGTTCTGTAGGAGATATAAAAGAAGATGAAATTAATGTAACTGATTATGATTCTCAAAGATTATCACTTCAAGGAATGGTTACTAGTGCAAGTTCATTTAGTGGAAATTTTGTTCATTCAACGGGAATTGAGGTAAGTTCTTTAACAAATGATCCAAGTAATATTGTATTTTGGGGTTTGAGCAATGAACTTGAAATGATATCTGATCATACAAGTAATTATCTTGTATTACAGGCAAAACAAGATAGTGGATTGACTATTAATATCATTGAAAGATTTCTTGGATTCACCTATACAACTTCATCCACATATGCATATGCTGTTGATACTCCATACTATCTTATTATACAAAGGAATGGGGCAACTCTAACAGTTAAAGTCTATAGTAAAAAAAGAAGATGGGATGAGGATTTACTAGAGACTATTACACATATAACAGTTTCTTTTGCAGTGACTTTTAATTATCTATGGGCCTTGAATAGTATAAGAACAGGGGTTATGGGTAATTTTACGGGAAAGATTCTTGGTCTTTCCATTAATAATGTAAGTTATACTCAAACAGTTGCTACTTCTGGATATCCTGTCATAACTCCCCACTATAAAGTAGAAATTGATCTATCAACAGAACCTTTAGGTGATTTATATGAAGATCAAAATTTTATAATCAGTGAAGATTTGATTGATGAACTTATTAGAAATTGGGAGTATGTCAGACCTGTTTCAAAATATGCTCATTATCAAGAATTAATTGCTCCAAAGGCAGTAATTGACAGAGTAGGAAATTCAATTCCTTTATATGATTTATCTTTTGCAGGTTCTTTTAATACATTTTTTACGGGTTCACAGTATATTTCAGCAGGTGGAAGTGGGGCAGAACAAACCTATTCTCATTTTCAACAGTATGCATCAAAAACATGGACGATTACACATAATTTAAATAGTCCTTATGTACTGGTTCAACCTTGGATTTTTACTGGTTCGACTTCTGTAGGAGCAAAATTACATCAACCTGAAACTGTATTGATAGGAAGTAATAATACAGTACAGTTGACCTTTAATGAGTCAGTGAGAGGGGTTGCTACTGTTGCAGGTGCTTCCCTATCAGGTTCAATACCTTCAGCAGGGATTAGTTTTATAGAAGAAGATTATTTAAATAGTCCATCATCCATATGGAATATAGATCATAATTTAAATACTGATACTCCTTCAGCTTACTCAACTCCACCTGGGCCTGTTGTCTTCCATTATGATACCAATGGATATAGGATTATACCTAATATAAATGAAATGAGAACAGGGCCAAATAGTGATATTTTGGATGCTACATGGGATATTCCTGTTTCAGGTGCTTCTTTTGTCAGAAGGGCAGATTATATTCATAATCAATATGATCCATCTACAGAGTGGTTAGTAAAGCATAAATTGAATGGATGGGTCATTGTTCAGTGTTATGGGATAGCTCAAACAGGTGGTGTAGATATACTTGATAAAGAAATTACTCCAAGAGAAATAGAAATTATAGATCAAGATTCATTAAAGATTTTTTGGGATGTAAATGTAAGAGGTCGTGTTCATATAATTCAAATACTAAGGGATCAAGTTGTATATTCTCCATATGAATGTGATATTTTGGGTGTGGGGATGTGTCCTGATGTATTGGGTTATTGGAAAGTTGGAACGGGAGAAAGTCAAATATGGAATCCATATGTTCAAAATGATTTGGAATCTCCTGTAGCAAGTGGGACATATAAAGCAATCTATGAAGATTTAAATAATGTCTATATTGATTTTGAAGTTTCACCTGAAGTAGCTGATATTGGAATCAAGGAAGTTGGATTATTTAATTATTTAGATCAATTGGTATTTTATTCTAATTGTTCAGAGTTATTCAAACCTGCTGATGTAAATTGCTTTTTTCATTATAGAATTGTTAAACTTGAATCAAGCTCATCAAGCTCATCAAGTTCAAGCTCTAGTTCAAGCTCTAGTGAAAGCTCTAGCAGTTCATCAAGTTCAAGCTCAAGTTCGATAAGCTCAAGTTCAAGTAGCTCAAGTGAATCCTCAAGCAGTTCAAGCAGTTCTGTTTCGAGTTCATCAAGTTCTGTTTCGAGTTCATCAAGTTCTGAATCAGCAGTTCCAGCAGGGTTTTTTATACCTTTAGATAATATTGATCATGGTGGAGAGTATAATGATGTTTTTGATGATGGAAATTATGTACTTGCTGCATGTTTTGGTGATGGATTAAGAAGCTATTCAGTAGATGGTTCAGGTAATTTTACTTTAGAAGATACAGATTTTAAAGGTGGACTATATGAGGGAGTATGGGGAGATGGAACTTATATATATGCTGCATGTTATGGTGATGGAATTAGAAGCTATTCAGTAGATGGTTTAGGTGATCTTACTTATATAGATGTAAATGATCAAGGTGGTGATTATCGTGGAGTATGGGGGGATGGAGCTTACTTATATGTTGCTACTAGTCTTGGAATCAGAAGCTATTCAGTAGATGGTTCAGGTAATTTTACTCATATTGGTTTAGCTGATGATACATTATTTTCTTATAGAGTATGGGGAGATGGAAATTATATATATGGTGCTCATTCAGGTGGTGGAATAAGAAGCTATTCAGTAGATGGTTCAGGTAATCTCACTTATATTATGACAGATGATCAAGGACAAGCTTATTATGATGTATGGGGAGATGGAAATTATATATATACTGCTTGTGGAACAGATGGATTAAGAAGCTATTCAGTAGATGGTTCAGGTAATCTCACTTATATTATGACTATTAAGAATGTTAGTGGTTCTGTACGTGGAGTATGGGGGGATGGAACTTATATATTTTGTGTTGCACAATTAGATGGTATATTATGCTATACAGTAGATGGTTCAGGTAATCTTACCTATGTAGATAAAGATGATACATATGCAGGTGCATCTACTGGTTATTATAATAAAGTTCATGTAAATTCAGGTTTTATTTATGTAGCAGGTAATGGGTCTGGAATTTATAGTTATGATGTTACTTAGGGGATAATAGGTAATAAGATATGACGTGGATATCACACTTTGATAATAATGATTGGAAAGCTATAAGTGGGGCTAAATGGACAGGTTCTTTATGGTCTCTACCACTTACAGGGGGAGTATCTTTTTCTCAACTTGAAGTTAATGGAAGTTGGTATAAGGGATACAGACCAAATCCATCAGAAATTAGAGCAACAATATCAGATGATAATTCTACTATGGTGGTTACTAGCAGTGGGGGGAATGTTTTACTTTCTGCAAGTCCATATCCATCGGGGTCTACAGAAACATTAACCTTTGCTTCAACTGCTTCAAGTGGTGACATATATAGAATAAAATTTGATTGGGGTGTTTCTCCAAGTGCAACATATCAATTAACAGATTTAGAATTTGGTTCTTCAAGCTCAAGCTCAAGCTCTGTGAGTTCGTCTTCATCAAGTTTTTCAAGCTCAAGCTCTACTTCCTGTTATGTATCGGCTGATGATGATTTTACGGGAACGAATGGAGACCTACCGAATGTTCATAAATGGTTACAATTCAATTCAGGTACGGGTGATGGGCCTGAAATTCAAGGCAATGCTTTAAGAGTCAGTGTAGGTTCAGGAGCAGGTACAGAAGGAGTAAACTCTTATAGTAAATTTATAGGAGATTTTGATTTTCAAGTTGATTTCGATATTGTTGCAGGTGCAGATATTGGTACTCAAGCTTGGAATGCAGGGTTAGAAGCAAGATTTATCGGTGATGAAGATAATAGAGCAAGAATGTCCATTGATGGACACACTACAACCTATATTGGTTCATCTAAGGTAGGTGGGGTTTCTGATGGTGATGCAAGTCCTACTCCTGAAACAAGTGGTTCATTTAGAATAACTAGAGTTGGTTCAACTTTTAATTGTTATTATCAAGATTCAGGATGGCAATTACTTCATACAAAGAGCATAGGCACTTCTGCATGTGAAGTCAGATTATATGTAGAAAATAGTGTATCATATCCTCTTGGAACAATTGATTTTGATAATTTTACAGCTACTTATGATGATATTATTTGTGCTGAATCAAGCTCAAGCAGTTCATCAACCTCAAGCAGTTCTGAAAGCTCAAGTTCAAGTTCATCAAGTATAAGTTTATCAAGTTCAAGTACTTCTTGTGATCCAAATACTGTTGGTGATTTAACTTTATTAGATACAGATTATCATGGTTCAGATGCATATAGAGGGGTTCATAAGAAAGGAGATTTTGCTTTTGTTGCAGCTAATAGTGAAGGTATCTTTAGCTATTCAGTTGATGCCAATGGAAATTTATCATATGTTGATGATCTTACCCCAGGTATTGGTATTTGGTATAAAATTACAAGTGATTCAACTTATCTTTATGCAGTAGGTAGTGATAAACTTATATTTACGGCTGATGCATTTGGTAATTTAACTACAGTAAATTATAATACAGCAGGTGCTTCACTTTATTGGCATTGTTGGGCTGATGAAAATTGGGTTTATACGGTATCATCATTAGGTTTGCAAACTTGGGATACATCTTTAGGAACATGGGTTCTGAAAGATACAGATAATAGTTTAGGTGCTCTTGATTATAGGGGTGTTTGGGGTGATGGTACATTTATTTATTGTGGATCAAGAGATAAAGGGCTAATAAGTTATTCAGTTGATGGTTCGGGTAATTTAACAAGACTTGATAATGATAAGCAAGGAACAAATACATATCAGGGTGTTTGGGGTGATGGAAATTTTATCTATGTTTGTTGTAATGGTGAAGGTTTAAGAAGTTATTCAGTTGATGGTTCGGGTAATTTAACATATATAAATAGAATCGCTAGAAATGCTCAACAGGTTAGAGTTCAAGATAATGGACTTATTATTTTTTGTGATGATGGTGTTACTTCTGTTCAAGTTAATGATATAGGTGAAATATCAGAGCTAGATCATGATGATCTAGGTGGCAACTATTATGGTATGGATGTTGACTCTGATTTTATCTATATAGCTAATTGGACTTCAGGTTTAAGGACATATGAAGCTGAACCACCATGTTCAAGTAGCTCAAGTAGCTCATCAAGCTCAAGTTCAAGTTCCTTGAGTTCAAGTTCGGTTAGCTCAAGTTCATCAAGCTCAAGCTCAAGCTCAAGTTCTGTTAGCTCAAGTTTCAGTTTAAGTTCATCAAGCTCAAGTTCTGTTAGCTCAAGCAGTTCCTCAAGTTCTGTTTCTGTAAGTTTAAGTTCCAGTTCTGTCAGTTCAAGTTCCAGTGTCTCAAGCTCAAGTTCCATATCAAGCAGTTCATCTTCCAGTAGCTCATTTTTTGATGCATCAAGGACTCATTTTTGGCATTATGTGGTTGATGAAGAAGGAAGACCTATACAGAATGCTCAAATTCGGCTTTTCCTAGATGATGATCCAACAGTGGAAGCAAGCATTTTCTTAACAGAAATTATTGCTTCTCATACAACCACAAGCATATCTAATATTCTCACAGATAATAACGGGTTTTTTGAATTCTGGTTAGGTGGTGAATGGGAAGATGGTGGATATCCACCTACACAGACATTCAGACTTGAGTGGTATAAGGCAGGAATTGCCCCCGGTGTTATTAATGATGTGAATCCTTGGCCTAATGTCTTTTCATGGGTAGATACCAATATAGGGGCAGATAAGGACTATAGGAACAAATTTGTATCTGATTACTTGGGAAAGAAATGGTATGACCATGTATTATCTCATGTACCTTCAGAAAGTCCACATGATCTACATCCTGTAAATTCTAACTTAACATGTCTGACTTCAGATAATAGATTTAATAAAGTTGTAAGCAATAAGTGGTTAAATGATATCTGGACAAATAGTGTTGGTGCTTCAATTTATGCTTTAACTCCTAAAGGAGTAATTGAGCATAGAGAAAGTATTACTTCATGGTTAGGGACAGGGCCATATTATCAGGACGTAACTCATAATATCATAAGCAAGAGTGTTACAGTTCAAGTTTCAAAATTAAGTGATCAAAAACAATTAGAACCACAGGATATAGTAAATAGCCTTTCACAAACTAGAATTTATATGGATGAAGCTATAGATGTGGAGGTTAATATTCAAGGAAGTTCTGCTTCCAGTTCCAGTTCAAGTTTCTCACAATATCCAAAATGGTCTTATAGAAGTGCTAGTCCTGATTTTGCAATATCTGTTGGTGTAGGAGTGGGCAGTGATAATTTTGTAGTTGGTTCACAAGCAAACTATACAACATATGGTCAGATTTATGGAAGTAAAGGGCCAAATGATTCTGTTAATTGGGAAGTAAAAAAAGCGGGATTTGATTTTGATCCTAATAGGGTAAGTATTGTTCAAAAATTTGTATATGATGATTATCATGGTACTCTAGTAGCAGCAACAGGTAATGATGCTCAAATTTGGTATGCTTCAGGTGGTCAGATAGATACATGGCAGCAATCTAAATTGAATCTTATTGGTAATAGTTGGGTTGGTGGTTTGGAATCACTTCTTTATATTCCACCTTCGGGATCAGATGGAGCAGTTTTATTAGCAGGTAGTGGAGATTCAATATATGCTAATTCTCCAAGGGCAAGAGTATATAAGAGTGTAGATGGTGGTAAGAATTGGACAAATGTAGCAGATTTTTATGTAGCAGAAGGTTACTTGCTTGGTGTATCAAGTGTTCAGGATATGGCATATGATTCTAAACGTGGTAGAATCATGGCATTGATAAAACTTAGGTCACAATTATGGACAAGTGATGATCTTGGAGAAAATTGGATTAAGAGACATACATTTAGTACTACAGGAGTGGATTTGTCGATAGTATGGGATGAAGCTCATGAATGTGCATTGGTTCATGTAGATAATGAAATGTATAAGAGTACAGATGGTGGGAATACATGGACATTAAAAAAGACGTGGACAGGTGTAGGTTCAATTCAAAGTTCTATGGGATATAATTCTGCATTACAAACTGTATTTATAGGAACAAATGATACTGGTACTGTACCAAATTCAGGATACATATACAGGACTGAAGATGGTGGGGAAACATATCAACTTGATTTTACTTTTACAGGTAATAGTGAAGTACAGGATTTTAAATATGCTCCTTCTACTAGAAAAATGGTGGTTGCTTTAAAGAGAAAAGACGTTTATATGAGAAACGATTATTGGCCTAGCTCAAGTTCAAGTTCGGTAAGCTCAAGTTCGGTAAGCTCAAGCTCTAGCTCTAGCTCATTAAGTTCAAGTTCCGAATCTTCAAGTTCTAGTTCTCTTAGCTCAAGCTCAAGTAGCTCTAGTTCAAGCTCAACAAGTTCAAGTTCATTGAGTTCAAGTTCATTGAGTTCAAGTTCATTGAGTTCAAGTTCCGAATCTTCAAGCTCAATCTCAACAAGTTCAAGCTCATCAAGTTTTAGTATTACTCCATTACTACATACTTTTACGATAACTTCAAGTGCTTCTGATGGTAGAGTATATAATTATCTTGGTGCTTCTTGGGCAACAGTTAGAAATGGAACAGATGGGAACTATGTGGATACAACTTCATCAAGTCAAAGTCAATGGGGTATTGTTGCTGGATACACAACTACTGGAAGTCCACCATATTATGCATATGCAGTTTATAGAAACTTCTTTGATTTTGATCTTAGTAAAATTCCATCGGGTGGAGGAACAAGACAATTAGATTCAGCTAAAGTAATGATCTATGCTGAAGGTTATGATAATTCAAATGTTATTCTTCAAGAGGGTACTGGTATAATAGGTGTTCTAACTACAGCAGATTATGATTCGTTTACTGGAAGTCCACTTACATCAGCACAAGATTGGGATACTTCTGTAGCACAATTTCAAAATCTTCAAATGAATGCACTTGGTTTGAATTATGTTGGTAGTAAAATGGGAGATTGGATTAGATTTGCTGCAAGGGAATATGATCATGATTACTCAAATGTTGATCCTCAAGGGGG